AAGCCCCTGCCAATGGTCAAGCCATATATCACATTCACCCTTCGCACCATAGTTAATATCGCCGCGATATGTGTTAGCGTACTCAATACCGTGTTCTTCAAACACTTCAGGCTTACCCGGCACATAGTCAATAGCATCAACCTTGCGCGTCATCGCAGCAACTAAAGCCGTATTACGAGCTTGCTCATCAAGATGGCAATACGCGTTTTGAAACGCTTCAGTGCTGTAGTTGATATTCTTTATAGGGTGATAAAACTGATTAAGCGATGTAACAAAGTACAGCTCTTTATAGAACTCCATGTCATTTTTGCTGTCGGTGTACCACGATTTTCTAAAGTCAGACACCGATTTATTCAAGTCAGACTTAGTCCAACCCATGACTTGTTGTATCTCGTCGTACCATCGCATCTTTTGTGCGTGAGGTAACGGGTCAATGGTGTGTAAGAATCGCTCACACTTAGACAACTGCTCTGGTGTTTGTGGTAACTCACGCCGCAAGTCGTTCATCATGTCTTGATAGTTAATAACTATGTCAGGCTTCTTTTCAGTGTCACCCATAAAGTCATAAGACTGTGTTATAGGTTTTAACTCTTTCCCCATGAAGTCCATAGGAGCAACTGAAGAAAACGCGCTTATAGACTGGTAAGCGTTACGCCAGCTATTGAACGACGCGCGTATGCCTGGGGTAGACTCATCCAACATCTTAAGCACGTCGGTAGCCGTCTTGCTTTCACAATGACCGTGGTGGCAATGGAAACCAATACTACCATCATCGTTAGTAAACAACGCGGTACCGCTGTCGTCATTGTCGCTATGATCATCTATCCACGGACATGTAATGTCGTACTTGCCAGGGCCAAGCGTACTTTTGATGTTAAAGAACTTTAACAATGGATGGTCTGGAATATCGACTGTACCCGACGTTCTAACCTCTCTACGTTGAGCGTTCAGATCCACGTTGAACGGTTCAGCAAGTTGTTCAAGGGTAAAACTACGCTCTGGATTCCACTCTGTTATCTGACATTGATACGGTACACCGCCGTTTTCAGCTACTCGCTTTGATTTAGTATTAACACCTTCAGGCAACCGTAGATAACGGGTAACACCTTTCATGCCAGGGTCATTGCCGTCAGGTGCTAAACCGTTAATGATAAGTTGATCTAATAAATTGTCTACTCGGTTTTGATTTTGCTCAGGTGTTGCCAGTTTATAGAACCACTGCTCACTACCTTTGGACGAGTTCATTTTGTATGTCGGTGCAGGTAGTCTTGCCACCATCTCAGGCGGTAGCTTTTCATTAACATCATCTAACCCGATAACATACGTTGCCGAGAAGTGACTTTTTCTTCGTCTTGATCTACCGTCAATCTCCCCGAAGAGAGATACACAGAAAAACTGATTACTCTGCGGTTCAAGGTTGTACTTATAATAATAATCACCAGCCCAACAGATAGCTTTTCTATCGTTAGTAATTGCGCTTGGATCATCTCTAAAACTGGTGACATGTGCGTAAGGGTATTGGTCACCGAATATAACTTGTAATACTTGTTGGTTACTTATATCATAAACCATGTTACATCCTTCATTAAGTCCTTCTGATGTACTGCCCATCTCCACCGATGGGCTTTTTTTTGTCTGGGGAAATCATACTATCACAACTTCTTCAGATGACTATACCTTATAAGCATGCCTGACACAATATAAAAAAGTTTTACAAAACACTTGACATGACTGTCTGATTTATTAGAATGGGTGACGACTTAAACGAAAAGGGTTATGTCATGTTACTTGATGAGAAAAGAACTATTCGCGTCAACACGCGAAAGTACACCGCCTTTGAGAAGGTGTGTGTTGAGGTACACGGTCGGAAACCAAACGAGCTGATCCGTGAGTTTATGGACGCTATTACTGAAGGGCGGGTTAAGTTCACCCCAACTGAAGAACAGTTAAAACAAATCAAACAATCTACGGAGTTATACCATGTCAATTGAAAACACATTTGAACGTATCGCTGTTGCACTTGAAGCTATTGCTAACCAGATGGCAGCAGCTAACGGAGCAACAGCTCAAGCAGTTGAGACACCTGCACCACAACCTTCTGCACCAGCGCCTCAACCAGCCGAGCCAGTTGTAAACGCACCTGCACCGCAACCTGCCGCACCGCAACCTGCCGCACCACAACCTGCTGAGCAACCGGTTGTCCACACTGCTGAAACGATCAACCAGTTGTGCGTCGATACAGCTCAACGGTTGGGTAGTAAAGATCGTGTTGTGGCGTTGCTTGGTGAATACAACGTTAACGGTGTACGCGAGTTGAAGCCTGAACAGTACAACATGTTCGTTAACGCACTGAAGGCGATGTAATGGCTGAGCATGCACGGCTAGGTTGTAGTAACCCCCGATGGGAACCGTGTCCTGGTTCTATTCGTGAAGAAGCTAAGTACCCAAACATATCATCTGAAGCAGCAAAAGACGGTACAGGTTCGCACTTGTTACTTGAGATGTGTCTTAAGAACGGCGTGCAGGCTAATCAATACGCTGGTCAGACGATTGGTGTTGGTGACCCCGACTCGCCACAAAAGTTAGGGTGGTTTGTCGATGCAGATCGCATCAAGCGTGTGCAGGTATGTCTTGATTATGTTGAGACAAGAATGAACGCGCTACGTGACCAGTTCGGTACATCACATAACTACGTGTGTGTGTCAGAAACCAAGTCAAACCCAGGTGTACATTATGGGCGTGATGATTGGTGGGGCACATGTGATATTAGCATTTTTGTCAGTGACGCGGGTAACAATCGAATCTTCTATTATGAGGTGGTTGATTATAAAGACGGTAAGAAGTACGTCAGCGAAGTTGGTAACAAGCAGTTGCGTGATTACTTACTGGGTAATATCCATTTTGTTTTAGATGGTAACCGAGTTGTTGATAAAACAGCTGTGTTAATCACAACGATTGTGCAGCCTAAGATTACAGGTAAAGAAGTAAGAAGTTGCGCGGTAAGTATTGAGGAATTGTTTGAACACGGTGAGGCAAGACTACAAGCCGCAATGCGTACCGACGATCCAGATGCACCGTTAATCTCTGGTGACCATTGCTTCTTCTGTAGACATAAGGATAACTGCGATGCTCGTAAAGATGAACGAATCAGTAAAGGATCTGTTATGGATTACAATATTATAGCGAAGGTTGAAACCGAGCTACAGACAATGAGTGGCGATGAGCTGGCTAAAATCATCGACGCTAAAGATGTACTGCTCGCTGCTTTTGGTAAAGCTGAAGACGAAGCACAGAAACGTCTTGAAGCTGGTCAGGAAGTACCGGGTTATTACATGGGTGAAGGTACCGCTAGTAACGTATGGAATGATGACGAAGAAGTTATTGCTAAGAAGCTCGGTAATATGAAAGTACCGAAAGATATGCGATACACAACTAAACTTGTCACGCCAGCACAAGCACGTAAGTTAGAGTGTTTGAGTGACAAGCAGAAAGCTAACCTTGAGTCGTTAATTACAACGATGGCAGGTAAGCCAAAGCTGAAAAAGGGTGTTAGTAAAAAACCTGACGCTAAGCAAATGTTCTCTGGTGTAGATAGCGCACCTGCTGAACAACCTAATAACGCTATCTCATTTGACTTTATGTAAGGACTATTATCATGGCACAAATTCTATTAAAAGGTGTAGCGCGTCACCCTCACTGTTTCACACCGAGCGCACCCCCTGGCACAGATACTCGGCGGTACAGTATTCAACTGCTCGTTCACAAGAACGACCCAGCTATTCAAACAGCATTAGCCGCACAACAAGCTGACATTACCGCTGCGTTCCCTACTGGGTTACCGCCTAAAGCTGACTTGTTTATCACTGACTTGTCTACAGTAGCCGGTACTGATCCGCGATTACAGGAATACTACAGCGTGACGTTCAGTACGAAAGAAGAACAAGGTCAACCGACATTAGTTGACCAAAACTACAACCCGCTGATTAACCCTAACGACGTACAACCTGGTGATATTGTATGGGTTAACGGTGCGACTTTACCGTATAGCGTCGGTGACAAAGGCGTTAAGTGTTACTTCAACGGTCTTATGACAACTGGCGAGAAAGGTACTATCCCCGTTGACCTGTTGAGTTCACGCCCAACAGCTCAGCAGATGTTCGCTGGTGCAGGCGGTGCGCCTCAGCCGAGTACCGCAGCACCTCAACCTACCGCACCTGCACCGCAGATGGCACCGCAGATGGCACCGCCAGCAGCGCCAGCACCGCAACCTACCGCGCCTGCACCACAGTACGTGATGACAGCAGCGGCACAAGGGTATACTCGTGAGCAGTACATCGCGCAAGGCTGGACAGACGAGCAGCTTATCGCTCAAGGTATGATGCAGCCACCAGGTGGTGCACCACTATCATTCTCGTAAGACAACTGCGCCGCTTAACGGCGGCGCACCCTTTAACAAGGTCAACCACATGAAACAGTTTTACATGTTAGACGGTATACCTGATACCGACTATATCTATGACGAAGAGACATACCCGAACATCTTCACGTGTCGCATTACCCACTGTGCAACGTTAGAAGAAGTGAAGTATGAGATAAGCGATAGGCGTAACGACTGGTATCAGCTTGACGCGATGATGGCTCACTTCTCTCGGATCGGCGCACGCCTTGTAGGGTTCAATAACATCGGCTTCGACTACCCTGTGCTGCACTTCATCATTAAGAGTGGGCCTAGTGTTACTGTGCAGATGATCTACGAGAAAGCCATGTCGATTATACGCGGCGGCGATAACGCCAGATTCGCTAATACAGTGTGGCCTTCAGACTGGATAGTACCGCAGATCGACTTGTTTAAGATCCACCACTACGACAACCGTAACAAGAGTATCGGTCTTAAGCTGCTTGAGATAAACATGAACATGTCTAACGTCGAAGACCTACCGTTCCCTGTTGGTAAGGTGCTATCCGATGATGAGAAAGACGTGCTGATTGAATACAACGGTCACGATAATCTAGCTACGTTCCTGTTCTATCTTGAGACGCTTGGTATGATCAAGTCTCGCGAACAGATGACCGAACGTTTCGGTATCGACATGATGAACCATAACGATACTAAGATCGGTAAGGATTACTTCATTAAGAAAATTGAAGAAGCAATGCCGGGTAGCTGTTACGATTACTCATCCGGTAGACGTGAGCTTCGCCAAACCATTAGACAGCAGATCGACTTACGCAGTGTTATATTCTCGTATATCAATTTTGAAACACCAGAGCTACAACGCGTGTTAATGTGGTTACGCGCTCAAGTGATAACTGGAACTAAAGGCGTGTTCACCGATGTATCTGCCACGCTGAACGGCTTCACATTCGACTTCGGTACAGGTGGTATACACGGTAGTATCGAATCAGCAATGGTACAGACAGATGATGAGTACATCGTCTATGACTGGGACGTTGCCAGCTTCTATCCTAACCTTGCTATTGCTAACCGTCTCTATCCAGAGCATCTGTCTGACACGTTCTGTGAAGTTTATGAAGAGGTGTACCACGAACGTAAGAAGTACGCTAAAGGCTCAGTTGAAAACGCAGCGTTCAAGCTGGCACTCAATGGTGTGTACGGCGATAGTAACAACGAGTACAGCCCGTTCTACGATCCAGCTTACACCATGAGCATCACAATCAATGGTCAGCTTCTTCTCTGCATGCTAGCTGAGCAGCTGATGAAGACACCAGGTCTTACAATGGTGCAGGCCAATACCGACGGTATCACGGTGCGTTGTCCACGTGCTTATGAGCAGCACATGATTGATGTGTGTCGCTGGTGGGAGTCCATCACCAAGTTAGAACTTGAGTCTGCGATCTATGACCGCATGTACATACGAGATGTTAACAGCTATATCGCTGTGTATCAGTCAGACGATGGCAAGTTAAAGCTGAAGCGTAAAGGTGCTTACTGTTATGGTGAGGATCTTGAATGGCATAAAGATCACAGCATGCAGGTTGTCGCCAAAGCTGCTGAAGCTGCACTGGTACACGGTCAAGATGTTGAGTCGTTCGTTTATGAACATGACATGCTGACTGACTTCTTGATCGCGGTGAAGATACCGCGCAACACCACCTTAGTACGTAACCTGCCAGACGGTACAGATGAACAACTACCCAACGTGATACGTTACGTTGTCACAACTGATGGTGATCCGCTGTTTAAGATAATGCCAGCAGCAGGGCCAGTAGGGCAGTACAAGAAGGCTAATGGTATAGACCAAGCGTATTATGAACAGGTTATGACCGAGACTAACGGCGAGTGGGACAGCAGAGTATGTACTAAGAACAAGTCGAAGTATGAAGAACGTAGAACCGGTGTACAAGCTGGTCAGAAAGTTACAATATGCAACGACATACAACAGTTGTTAACTTTAAACATTGATTACAACTTCTACATTAACAAAGCGAAGAAGTTGGTTGATCCTATAATGAAAGGTGCTTAGTAATGAATAGAGTAGACCCTTGGTTTGATTTGCTACTTACTGACGATGTTGTAAGAACAATGAGCAGAGAAGATTACTACATGGTTAGAAGCTATGTAAGAAAGATGCGACGTTCTCTCATGAAGGACATAAATAAAACGATTGTCAGCAGAGCTATAGAAGATGTTATAACTCACGGTCATGGCGGTTTGTTGGTGTTTAACAATGGCTAGAGGCGAAAACAAAGTAGAGTCCTACCTGCACAAGCGCATCACGCAACTCGGTGGTACTACGCGTAAGTGGGTGTCGCCAGGGAGGGACAGTGTACCTGACCGCATAGGCTTCCTACCTAACAACATCATCTTCTTTGCCGAAGTCAAGACAATGAACGGTGTATTAACCGTCAGACAATCACGCGAGATAGAGACGTTAAAGTCTTACGATTGTGAAGTGTACGTGGTCTACGGAACCGATGGGGTTGATAAACTGACTGAACACTTAAGGACTAAACATGGGATTGCTTAACCCTTCACAACTTTACGATTATCAGAAACAAGCCATACTGCACCAGCTGTATAACCCGAAGTCTATGCTGTGGTTAGGTATGGGGCTTGGAAAAACAGCCGTTACTCTCTCAACTATCGAACACCAGATGAGAGCAGGTGACCTGAAGAAGACCTTAATCTTTGGACCAGTACGCGTGATACATGGGGTATGGGAACGTGAGTCAAGAAAATGGTCACACACCAGACACCTTCGCTGTAGTGTGTTAAGCGGTAGTCCAGACCAACGCAGAAAAGCATTGTTCATCGACGCTGACATTTACCTGTGTAGCTATGAGAATATGAACTGGTTAGCTGAGATACTGGTTGAGTATTATGTGAAGCGCAACTACCCGATCCCGTTCCAGTTCGTTGTGTATGATGAAGTCTCGAAAATGAAGAACCCATCAACCATGCGGTACAAAGGCGGTAAGCGTGAAAAGAAAGACAAGCGTTCTGGTCAAACGTTCGAGCAATCAATAACAGGCTGGAAGAAAGTAGCAGATCAGTTCCCGTTCACTACGGGTCTAACAGGTACACCCGCCAGCAATGGCTACATTGACCTCTTCGGTCAGTACCTTGTTGTAGATGGTGGCGAACGACTAGGCAAGACCATTACTAAATACCGTGATGACTACTTCGCGTCGGACTATATGGGGTGGTCATACACCCCGACCGAACAAGGCAAGCGTTGGATAGAACACAATATCAGTGACATTACTATCAAGATGGACGCCAAAGACTACCTGGACATGCCTGACTGTAAAGAAACAAACATTATGGTAGAGCTGCCACCGACAGCAAGACGGCACTACCTTGAAATGGAAAAGCAGATGTTCACCGCGCTTGATACAGGCACTGAGGTGGAAGTGTTCAGCAAAAGCAGCATCTCTAATAAATGCTTACAGATATGTAACGGTGCTGCTTATTATGTGCGTCCTGTTGCTGGCGAGAATGGACTTGAAGAACTCAAAGAATGGGAAAAGATCCACGACGCTAAACTCGATGCGTTAGAAGATGTACTTGAAGAGGCTGGTGGTCAACCGGTGTTAGTGGCTTACTCGTTCGCGTTCGATGCCGAACGGATAATGAAGCGGTTTAAGAAGTATAAACCCGTCAATATGACTGCTGAGAAAGCAAGCAGGACTGAGGCAATAATCAATGACTGGAATAGTGGTAAGTTAAAACTGTTGATAGGCCACCCAGCGAGCATGGGGCATGGTGTTGACGGGCTGCAAGAGTCTGGCGCGATCATTGTGTGGTTCGGTCTTAACTGGTCACTTGAACTTTACGACCAAATGAATAAGCGTATAGATCGCAACGGTCAAAAGCGTCCAGTTAACATCATTAGAATACTTTGTAATGACACGGTTGACTTAGCGGTAGCTGATGCGCTTAATAGAAAGAACGATAGCCAAAACGGCTTGAAAGACTCAATACAACGTTACCGTGAAGGTAGCGCTATTGCTGAGCCGACCAATATACTGACTTACGAAGAACCCACAAGAAGTTTTGACTTTATGTAATCAATAAGACCAAAAAGACATGTCAGCTTGGTTACGATCATCAAGATGTACAAACCGGGCTGACCCCTTCTGGCTTACACCAACACCGCGCATACCAAACTGTCGAGCTATCTCAACCACTTTATAAGCACGGTCACGATCAATACGAATGTCAACTGCATGAGCGTTGCCGTTTTTGTCTGGTAAATGCAAGCTGCTAGATGCACCACCAACATTGCGGTTGTGTTCTTCACAACGAAATGCGGATGAAATGGGTAACGGGAAATTTAAGTATTCACGGATAGCGACAAGCTTGCTCATAAACGCATCACTCATTGACCCACCGTCACACTTGCCGCACCCGCAGCGTAATTCGTCAGACGTGAAATACGGATAATCTTTCATTCTGTACACCTTCTTGATCGTACACAATATTACCGTTCTTCTTCTCGATAGACCGGCTTT